TTATAGATTTGTTTCTTGAAGACGGTAGCGGATAACCACACTTGTGTAATGATAAACGATAGTAGCTAAGGTAAGCGATACTACCCAGATGGTTTTTACTTGAATGAAATGGTGGACAATCGCGACAAAGATAGCACCGATGATAAAGCTAACAACGACCAAAGAATAGTTCACAGCTTGTCGTTTCATTTTTGCTGTTTTTTCTTCAACAGTTAAGTAGTTGTGCCATGTTGTAATCATTTTACGGTAATTTCCTGAAGTCATCAAAATGGAATAAGCATGTGATTCAATCTGGCTACCAGAGAATGTCAAAGTTAGTAAACCAGTACCCACTGCTAAAAGAATTACCCAAAGTAAACGATTCTCAGGCAATAGTGGTAAAGCAATCGTTACAGCTAATAAAGGTAAAATAGCATAGGCACGCCAAAAGGCTGTTCTAGCTTTGGCACGTACACGCAATCCAAACATAAATCCGAGTGAAAAGAATAAAACTGAGTACAAACGGATAAGTGTCTGATGGAGTGAACTATGACTAATATCAGCGATAAGAAAAAGAATATTTCCGGTTTGGGTGGCAACAAGTGTGTCAAATTGAATTTGGCAATAGACGTCTAGGGCTCCACCTAAAAATCCGAGTAAAACAGCTTCAAAACGACTATTCTGAGGCATGTATTCTAAATCATTCACACCATGTCCTTCTTTCTAATAGAGTCAACAGTCATATTGTAACATTTTATAAGATAAGGTACTAGGGGGTAGAAAAATCATACTTGTCCTATGTTATGGTAGAAAAAGCCCAACCCATGACAAGTCGGGTTGAGCTCTTAAGAGATTAGGAGTGCTTAGAAATTGGAGTGACTTAATAGGCTTATTTTTCGCTGATGACAAGTTCTCCGTCAACCATATCAGCTTTAAGGTGTTTAACATCTGTGTGATCAAGGTAGAAATCAGTGATTTTATCACGAATTTCTTGTTCGATAACACGGCGGAGTGGTCGAACACCCATGGCTTCATCGTAACCTTCTTCGATAAGGTGTTGTTTAGCGTCATCGCTGACAACCAAATCAATCCCTTTCTTAGTAATAGTCTTGCTAACTTCAGCTAGCATCAAGTCAACGATTTCGTTTAAGTCATCCTTAGTCAAGTGAGAGAATTCGATGATACCGTTGAAACGGTTAAGGAATTCAGGACGGAAGTAAGGAGCGATACGATCCATAATCTTCATATCTTTATCTTCTTGACCAGTCAAGGCTTCATTACCAAAACCAGCGTTGGAAGTGGCGATGATAACTGTGTTTTTGAAGTTAATAGTATTACCTTGACCGTCAGTCAAGCGACCGTCATCCAAAACTTGAAGAAGAAGTGTGATAACTTGTGGGTCAGCTTTTTCAATTTCATCAAGAAGAACGATTGAGTAAGGATTTCGACGAATACGTTCAGTAAGTGTGTTATTGTTGTCATCATAACCAACATAACCAGCAGTTGTACCAATCAACTTAGAAACGGCTGTGCGGTCAGAATACTCAGACATGTCTAGACGGATGATTGCATCTTTTGAACCAAACATATCAAGAGCTAATTGTTTAGCAAGTTCTGTTTTACCAACACCGGTAGGACCTACGAAGAGGAAGCTACCAATTGGTCGGTTTCCTTCATCAAAACCGGCACGGTTACGGCGAATAGCACGAGCAACAGCATCTACAGCTTCGTCTTGACCAATGACTTTACCTTTCAAACGACTAGCTAATTCTTTCAAACGTTCGATATCGCTTGCGCCCATATTTGAAACAGGCACACCAGTTAGACGTTCAACGGATTCAGCCACGTCGTTAACAGTTGCAGTGACTTTTTTATCTTCTGTGTGATTGTCGATTTGTTTTTGCAATTCTTCGATACGCACTTTAGCATTAAGGGCTGCTTCGTAGTCTTCTTTAGCGGCAGCAGCTTCTTGTTTTTCTTTTTGTTCTGCAATTTCTTTTTCAAGTGATTTAACATCAGTTACAGGATGTTGTGCAGCTAAGTGAGCAGCAGTCATATCGATTAAGTCGATCGCTTTATCTGGTAAACTACGTTGTGGAATGTATTGGATTGAAAAGTCTACGGCAGCTTTCAAAACGTTATCTGGAAGGATAACATTGTGGTGTTTTTCGTACAAGTCACGAATACCCATCAAGATATTAAAGCTGTCTTGAGCAGAAGGAGCGTTAACTTTAACTTCGTTGAAACGACGAGCAAGCGCAGCATTTTTCAAAATTGTATTGCGGTATTCGTCTTGAGTAGTTGCACCAATAACAGTCAATTCACCACGAGAGAGAGCAGGTTTAAGAATATCTGCTAGACCTTTAGAACCAGAGTCACCACCAGTTGAACCAGCTCCAAGAATTTGATGAATTTCATCAAAGAAGAGGATGATATTACCTGCGTCTTTGACTTCTTTAATCATATTTTGAATGTTTTCTTCGAAAGCACCACGGTATTGTGTACCAGCTTCAAGCCCAGAAATATCAATTGAGATGATTTCTTTGTTCTTGATTGCAGCGGGTACATCACCGTTAACAATAGCTTGTGCTAATCCTTCAACGACAGCTGTTTTACCAACACCAGCATCACCGACAAGAACTGGGTTGTTCTTTGTACGACGTGATAAGATTTCGGCAGTTTCTTGAATTTCCTTGTTACGTCCAATAACGGGATCAAGTTCGTTGTTACGAGCACGTTCAGTCAAGTTCATTCCAAGTTTAGCCAAGATACCATCTTCTTTAGGTGCAGAAGTAGGAGCGCCTTCGTGATAATCAGCATTTCCTGGGAGTTTACCAGTTTGTCGGTATTGAGCAAATTCTTCAGGAGTTACTTCGCGACCATTAATTAGGTAGCGTTTATTTTCTGAATTGTAGCCTCCCATGTTACCCATTAATTGGTTGAAGATATCATCCATATTTCCAAAAGGATCTCTCCCGTAAAATTGATTGTTTGCCATGTATAATTACCTCTTTTCATTCTTAAAATAATTCCAAATGATATTATGCTATGATTTGGAAGATTGAAGGTCAAATCCCTTTAGTCTTTACATATCAGAGTAGAGAGGTCATATTTAAAGAGATTTATCGATTGTTCCTATCAATCACCTTCTGAGGATATAATACACCTTTAGTCAGTAAAAGTCAAAGATTTATGCACGGAAATATGATTTTTTTATCTAGTAAGCGTTTTATATTTTCAAAACTAATACTATAGTATGATCGAATACTATGGTATGATTGAAGGCGTTTTACTAGAAAAATAAAAAAGTCAATTAGCGTGTTATTCGATAGTAGAAAAGAGTAAAAGCCAAATTTCAAGTTCAAATTAGCCAGCCTGTAAAAACTCTTTAGGAGATTTATAATTGAATAGTTTCTTTGGATAGTTGTTAATCCAGTTTTCAATAAATGCGACTTGTTGTTGAGTCGCATTTTTGCTTCCCTTAGGTAACCAACGCCGGATGAGGCTATTATGATTCTCATTAGTACCACGCTCCCAAGAAGAATACGGGTGGGCATAGTAGATATGAGTAGGGTCAAAAACTTCTGCTAAACGACTGAACTCAGCCCCGTTATCAGCTGTGATAGAGTTCATTTGATAATCCTTGAGGATTGCTTTCAGAGCTTGATTGACTGAAAATGCGGACTTATCGGGAATGAGTCGAATGATTTGATAACGACTCTTTCTATCGGTTAGAGTCAACAGACACTCGTTTTTTGCCCGTGTTTGAATAACCGTATCAATTTCAAAATCACCGATATTCTCACGCTTATTAATGCTTTCTGGTCGTTCCTCAATAGACTTTCCAGCTGGCTTAAAATTGGGACTAGCATGCTTTTTCTTAGCTTTCTCTTGTCGAGGATAAAGCATATCAGCCTTGGTCAATCCTAAGTGTCCATGATGAATCCAGTAGTAAATGGTGGAGATGGGAACAGGTATCCCTTTTGACTTTACCATCATCTCGGGAGAGTATTTCTGTTCGATGTAGTGAGTTATCTTTTCTTTGAGTCCCTTGGTTAGGGAGACTTGTTTAACAGAACGTTTGCGATTGTTTTGATAGGCTTTTTGAGCAAAATCAGCTGAGTAGATCACTTCAAATTTTCCTTTACGCACTTGTTGTCTAACCTGACCACGTTTGACTTCGTTGTGAATGGTTTGAGGAGCTTTAGCTAATCTCCTAGCAATTTCACGATTTGAGAGCCCTTCTTGAAGCCAACGTTCAATCATTCTACGTTCAGTTAGTGTTAAATGTTTACTTTTTGGTGTATAATAGTTTTGCATCTCAGAGTCTTTCTAATTGTTGTTGTGGTGATTACAATTATATCTCTCTGAGATGTTTTTTGATACCCTTAGGTGGCTAACTTCATTTTAGAACTTTCCTTCCATTGTTAGGTTGTTTGGGCTAGCCCAAACAGAAATTTTGCAGTTTTGTAATGATGAAGTCGTCTAGGTCTCTCATTGATAGCTTTGATATAATGTGCTAGTTCCTTTTCGGTTAATGAGTTGAAAGATTGTCCTTTAGGGAGAAACTCTCTCAAAAGACCGTTAAAGTTCTCGTTTATTCCTCTTTCATGAGAGGAATAAGGATGGGCGAAGTAAATATCAACCTCTTCTAAATCCGATAGGCAACTGAATTCAGAGCCGTTATCTGATGTGATAGAAGTAATCGGGTGTTCAGCCAAGAGTTTTTTACAGCTTCATTGATGGTTTCTGCTTGCTTATTTGGTAGCTTACACGCCAAGGCAAATCGTGTTTGACGTTCGACCAAGGTCATGATAACAGCGTCTCCTTTGGTCTTTTTACCGAGAACTAGCTCAATCTCCCAGTGTCCAAACTCAGAATGGTTATTAATCGTTTCTGGACGCTCTTCAATAGATTTTCCAAAGGTCTTCTTATTGACTGTTGTTTTATATTTAGACATCTTTCTGATACTCACCATCTTTGGTAAATCTATTGGCTTGATAAAAATAAAACCAACTGCGATATAGCAATATAATGTCTTCGTTGAAGGAATGGTTTCTGTTGGATGCTTCTCTTTGTATTCGTGAACAAACGTATCTACGCTATGTCGACGAATATTGGATTTAACAGCCTTATCTAGTTTTTCAAAGAAAGTCGGAGAGCACTGATCCAATTTCAGGTAGGTATTCTTTTTTCGATTTTCTTCATAGATATGTTGACCACTGTCAGCGAAATAGGTTTGATAATAAATTTGTTTTCCATTTATATTTTGGACTTGTGTTACTGTGCCACGCTTAATCTCACGGGTAATTGTCGAATAATTTCATCCTAATAGACGGGCAATCTCAGCAGGCTTTTTTCCGATCTTCAAATAGGCACTAGTTTCACCTCGCTCAGAGGGTGATAAGTGAGAATAACGAGACTTTATGGTAAAGTGCTATGACATAAGCACACATTTTCATAAATGCTTATAAACGTTGATATTATAACGTTTTCAATTTTTTCTATTTTCATAAATCCTTATACAATTTCTTTGTGGGGGAGTAAATGGGGGAGTAAATTTTATGAGTTCAGCAGGCAAGAAACTAGCACTCAAAAGGTGGTTTTTTAGTTTGGCTGTGGTATAACATAATTGTTCTTGATAATCTTTTAATAACTTTTTTAGATACTGATAAACTAAATTCGTTAATGTATCACACTTTCTGATTTTGGAGCTTTGCAACTAGCAAGGTTCTTTTTTTGCTCCTAGACACGTTCTACAGGCGCTAACTCTAACCTAAAGACTGGTCTGGTATAAAATTACCCTCGGAAAGTCTTTGTGGTTGCTGTAAGCTATTCTACAAGCTATCTGTGAGACTTAGAATTGATTGTGGCGCGTGAGTTGTTCCAAAGAAAACACTAACAGTTCACCATTTTTATAATGTCTGGCAAATTCAAGAACCCCACGCTCTAATTTCAGATAAAAATTAGTCTCTGACATCATCAGTTCATCATAGATGATATAATCTTTCTTATTGTGCCATTTGCAATACTTCTCAATAAGAATTTGCCTTAAATATTGCTTATCAATGCTATTGATAGCTTCTGTAATTACCCGTAGCTCCTTAAAAGCTTGTAACTGCCTTTCCACTTTGATATTTAACTCTACCATTTTAAGCTCAAATAGGTAGTTATCTATTATTTTGGGTATAAGTTCTTCTCCAGCCATACGGGAATAACGTCGATACAATTTTAAAACCTCATAAGCATTTCTATTTGTCAGCTTCTTATCTATTTCCATTATCTGCCTCCTGTGCTATAATGTAAGCTGGTAGAGCCTTTCTAACGCCTATGAAACGGTTTTCTGTGGAGGCGGTAGGACGGTTCTACCTTTTTGTGTTATAATATATGTATTGGCACAAAGCCAAAATAAATATAGAAAATGTTATGATATTTAGTAGCGTTTCATATTTACGAGGGCTTGCGTGACAGGGCTTTTTCTACATTGAATTTACCAAATATTCGCTTTCGGACTGTGGGTTATCCATGGTCTTTTTTGATACCTAGAAACTGAGTTAATCATATTATTAGTTACCTAACAAATAGCATAATAACAAAACTCAATGCAAGTGATGACACCCCTTAAAAATCTGAAAAATTGGTCTGCGGTGTAAGAAAAACACCTTGTGGTGGCTCTCCTTGGTACGAGATAGGGGCTGGGGTCAGTTTAAACACTCGGACGATATAAATAATTTATACCCCAATCACTTAAAACATCATACAGGACATTTTAGGGGCTAATAATAACATGCTAGAAAACTCAAAAAGGGAAAATCACACATAGAAAAGGGTGGCGTTGTAGAACACAAACAATACCAAGTCCCATTAAGAATTAATGGGGTATTTCCGAATAATAACCAAGGTAAGCGCGTGTTTTCTCACGGTTCGTTTCACTATCCAAGAAAAGAAGCCTACTGATAATCAGTAAGCTTCTTTTCTTGCCTTTGCTGTCTCGTCTGTTGATACTATGATAACAGACTTTGCTTTAATCTTCTTTGTTTAGACTTGTATTGTAATACTCCAAACCTTGATACTCATTATCAACGTCTACAGACTTGAATCAGTCAATCGCTTCATCATCTAACATATCAAACGTTCCGATTGCTGTTTCACTATTTGCGTTCAATGGTTCATCACTTAACAAACGTTCTGCATAATCTAACAACTCACTCTCATATAACGCAACCTTGTGAGCTAATTCCTCAGACGCTGCTTGTTCCTTTAGTTGTTCTGTTCGTTTGTCAATATACTCATGAATAGTATCATCATGAGCATTCTCACGCGCTCCCTTGTCGCTATCCTCTACTTCTTTACTAACTCGTCATAGGCTAGTGTTTTATTAGCTTCATTATCCAAGTCGCTATCTTCCTCGATTGGCTTTGGTTGACAATGTAATTCATCATCTTCTAACATCATCAAAAAGCTTCCTAAGCAATTGAAAACAAGAAAGGCGATTCCATCAAACCCTTCTTGTTTGCCTGGTAGATTGTAAAGCTCGTTCATTGTTTTAGGTTGCTTATCGCTATTTTGTTGCTCTTCTTTAATTTCTTCTTCCAATTGTTCAATGTATAGCACTTATAATAATTCCTCCTTAAATTCTTGTTGAATATTCCTTTCTAGCGATACTTTCAAAAGTTCTATCCAACTTAGTATCAGCAATAGGAGGCGTGTAACGTTTAAGCCCTCTAGCCTCCCAACGTCTCAAAGTAGGATAAGATACCTCTAGGTGTTCGGTTGCCTCACGCTGTGAGATTATCCCTAATGGGTTCTCTAAGCTTTCATATCGTTCTAGATAAGTACCAAGCTTAGTTAAAATACCACCTATTAATGCTTGCTCTGTTTCATTGCTTAGGAGATTAATTTCCATACGGTCATACCTCCATTTTTCGAATTTGTCGGGTAACCCAATTCAAACGGTCACGCGCATTTAATCGCTTAAACTCTTCTAATTCCTCGGGCGTTGCTTGTTTCTCGATACAAATAGCAATCTCGTATAATTCTTTATCAGTCATTGTCTGCCCCCAATCCTACAATCAAACTCTCTAAACCTTTCTTGATAAAGTAAAGGCTAGTTAGCGCGTGGTGTTTATCACCTTGTAAAATTGCATTATCTGCTAGGTCAATCATGTTATAAATACAGTCTTTTTCTTGCTCGTACATTCCTTATACCTCCTTAATTGTAACGTTTGCCATACAGTTGAATGTAAGCCCCGTATCGCTCCTTAACGTGGTCTGTGTGTGGGTTTCTTTAGTCTCTTGTTTAACGTCCTCTCTGGGCTTGATATATAGCAATAAAACCAACGCTAACAACCAAAACCCCATAAGAACCAACTGCCCCCAAATTGGTAAATTGATTTCTTGGTATATCATGATTTAAGCCCCTCTAATTCTTTCTTGTTATCGCATTCTAACAATGCAAAGGAAACGTCATTTAATAGCTTATTGATTTGTCGGTTTTGCTCATAAGTAGTTGATAAAAACTTTCTGGCTAGCCAATCAAATTTTATTTCATCGCTGTTTTGAATAACTTCTAAAACCTTAATGTTGTTGTTAGTCATTTCTAGTCTATTCATGATGTCTGATAAGCTATCACCAAAGTTTTTTAATTGCTCTGCTGTTAAATAGATTTTTGTTTCTTGTTTCATGTTATTCGCTCCTCACTCTTTAAAAATATGGCTATTCATGCTATAATCTAAGCATAGAAGATAATCCTAAAACCCTCATAGCCTGCCCGCTGTAGTGTTTTATTTTATCTAATATTTTTCAAGTTTCATTTTGGTTTGAGCTGTCACTCAAGCCTTTTTTGTTGCTTTCATAACTGAACTTGTGACAATGTATCACGGATAACACTGTATTCCATGTTCAGCTCAATTAGTGGGATAACCGCTTTTTCATAAGCTTGATATTTTGCTAGTTCCACGCTTGTTAAGCAATCAAGCCCCGTTTTACCACCTCTATCCTCGGTTAGTTTTGCTTTATTCTTACCCGTTGATAGTTTTAGAAGTAAGTTGTTAACCGCTGGGAAAGCCATTTTAGGAGCGTTGTCCCATTTACTGATAGCCTCGTTCAATGTTTTGTGTGTTGGTTTCTCTAAGGCTCGTTGAAAGCGAAAATTAGCGTTTTCTTTCTCTAATTCTTCGATATAGTCATATATCCAAGCTCGGAAAACTTTACCTTTTTCAGTTCGGGACAATATGCCAATTTCAAAGATACCTCGTTTATTGAACAAACGTGTTTCTTGGGTACCGCCCGTACTGTAGGGTACCTTAGTAACGATTGAATACTGACTTTCCCTTAGGTATGGGTTACGCTCTAACATTTTTTCAACTGCTCTTTTACTTTGGTAACCAAACCCTTGTGCCAACTGTTCGATAGTAACTAAGATTGCTCTATCTTTGTTCAAATAGAAGTCAATTTTAATCTCTCCGAACTCCCCTTTTTCTCGTTTAATAATTTCCATATAAAATTTCCTCCTTTATCCCATTATTGTAATTTTGAATATTAGGGATTTTTTACGCTTTTTTATATTTAATAATCTTTAACCAACCAAGCCATGGCTTTCTCAAAAGTCTTTGTTCTAACTTCCCCGCCCGAGCGTAACTTCCTATAAGTGATATGGTTCACACCAATCTGTTCCCCTGCTTGTTTCGCTGTAAGTTGCATGTCTGCTTGGTTTCGGCGAATTGCTTTAGCATAGTTTTCTATATATTTCCAAGAGACAAAATATATTTTTTTATACTTTTTTTGTGTTATAATCTAACGTGAAAGGTACTTAGATATATGAATAGATTAAAAGAAATAAGGAATAACGCCGTACATAACGGCCATAAAATGAGACAAGCTGACCTTGCGGAACTATTAGGAGTTACAAAACTGACTGTTTCCAACTGGGAAAATGGCAAACATGAAATAAAAGCAGACAAAGCCAATGAAATAGCTAAACTGTTCAATGTTTCTGTTTCCTATTTACTGGGCTATTCTGATAAAAAAGAGCCATATTATAGTGATGAAATACTTTTAGATAATGGTAGCGGTGGCGTTTCTTCTCTTAGCTTTAAACGTCATAATGACTTACAAAAAGAGTACGATAAGCAAATTAGAAAAGATTTTATTAATTTCTTGCGTTCATATGATTTTGTTATTAGTGACAATGAAATAAAGGTACTCTTAGAACAGATTTCAAGTTTAAACATTAGTACAGTAGCTCATATTGACCGTGAAAGAGTACTCCAACAAGTCAACCCTAAAAAATATCTTATAGAAAATGGATATAAAGAATTAGGTGACTTGTTCCAATCTAATAAAGGGATTGATGACTTTTATAAAGAAAAAGGTTACGACCCAGAAAGCACTTTATAAAATCACCCCAACCGATAACGATTAGGGCGGATAATATTTATTTGCTACCATGCTATTTTGAATGGCTCTAAAACCTCAGACTCTAAAACCTTTATAGCCTGCCTGCTGTAGTTAAGAGAAGAGGTTACAAATGGTAAATATTAAGAAAATCACAAAGAAAAACGGTATTACTGTGTACCGTGAACAAATCTATCTAGGTATTGATTGCATGACTGGGAAACAAGTCTATACAACTATTTCAGCACCTACAAAAAAGAACTCAAACAAAAACGTGAGTTCAAAATAAACAAATTTAAAGAAAATGGATACACGCGCCATAAGAGTGTGAGTGTTAAGAACTACCGTGAACTAAGTGAACTGTGGTTAAAAAACCATAAGTTAGAAGTTAAACCACAAACATATAGCCAAACAGTTAGCGAACTAAAAACGTACCTTTTACCTGTGTTCGGTGATATTAGGGTAGAAAAAATCACACTCCCAATGGTTCAAGTTTTCGTTAATAAAATAGCTAACAACCCTAACCCTGGTTCGGTATCTCTAAAAATAATCTTGTCTATTAATAAGCGTATTTTAAAATATGCTGTTAAATTACAATTGATAACCGTAAATCCTGCCGATAACATTATCGTACCTAAAAACAAGAAAAATATTTCCCAAAAGAAAGAACTAAAGTATTTTGAGACCAACCAATTGAAACAATTTAAAGACTACTTGGATAAACTACCAAATACTTTTAGAAACTATTACCATAAGACTTTGTATGATACTTTACTTGCAACTGGTCTACGTATTGGGGAGGCTGTAGCACTTGAATGGTCTGATATTGACTTAGACAATGGTTATATTGACGTTAATAAAACTATTGTCTGGTCTCGTATGGAAACAAATAGCCCTAAATCCATGGCAGGATATAGAAAAATCCCAATTGATAGAAACACCGTTCTAATGTTACGCCTTTATAAAGCACGCCAACACCAATGTTTTATAGAACACGGTTATGGTGGTAAAATGGCGGAACATGTTTTTTCAAATGGTCTCCACGCTTACCCTAGCCGTGAGGGTTTACAAAAAACACTAACAAAACATTTAAAATTAGCAGGTTTGCCCTACCTTACATTACACGCTTTTCGCCATACACACGCAAGTTTACTTTTAAACGCTGGTATCAGCTATAAAGAATTACAACAACGTCTCGGTCATTCTACCCTAGCTATGACTATGGATACTTATAGTCACTTATTCGATGATACAGAAAAAGAGGTGGTTAATTTCTTTGAAAAAGCCATGGCGAATTTATAG